GCCGAACGCCTATATTGATCCGGTTACGCAACGTTACTAATTACGCTAAGTAACCCTCGGGTTGATCTCCGAGGGTAGGCAGCCCTCGTTTCCAGAGAACGAGGGCTGCCGCCTCTCTGGGAGTTGTGATGCGACCTCGCAAGGTTTTCTACCCCGGTGTCCCCGATGAACTGGGTTATTACGTCTATGAGCTCTGGAGCGGCCTGGTTTGCCTCTACGTGGGCCGCGTGGGTAATAGCGGCCCCGGTTCGATGTTTAAGCGCCTTCAGGGGCATCGAAGCGGGAAGCCGTGGTGGCCGGACGTCACGGACATCACGGTGACGGCGTTTGAAAGCCATGACGAGATCGCCGAAGAGGAACCGCGCCGGATTTTCGAGCTCCAGCCGGTCTACAACCGCGTGTACGCCGCGAAGTGCAGGCGGGGCCACGCGAAACCGCCCTTTACCAAGACGGATGATGGCCGGGGCGGCGTATGCGCTCAGTGCATCGAGGAACGGCAACAGTCGCCAGAGCACAAAGCCTGGGTACGTGCATACTGCCAGCGGCCCGAGGTGAAGGCCAGAGCCGTCGCGCACAACCGCGAGTTGACCGAGTCGGGTTACTGGCAGTCTGAGGAATATACAGCGAAGCGCGCAGAGTACATGTCGCGACCGGAGGTCCGGGAACGCGAGCAGGCGTATCAGGCCGCTTACAGGAACCGGCCGGGGCGCATTGCGAAGGAACTCGCCCGTGAGACGGGACATGCGCGCCGACGGTATTACGCGTCCCGTAACGCGTTGCCCGAGGTGAAGGACCGGAAAAGGCGGTGGGCGTTGAAAGCGAGCCGACGACCGGGCCCGGGACAGGCGGGGCTGTTCTAGGTGGCTGATAGTGGCGCGTTGCGGACCCGGCGGGCGCGGGCGCACAAAGCGGGTGATCATTCGCTGTGCAGGCGGTGTGACGGGTCAAAACCGGTGCCGGCGGTTTCCGGGGCCGTTTCGGTGTCAGATCCGATCCGTGAGCTGCGCAGGCTCGCTGGCAGGCTGCGCGATGCGCATGAGGCCGACCCGGGGAACGCGCTGATCGCGCGGGAGCTGCGGATGACCCTCCAGGCGCTGACAGGTGGCCGCGGTGACGGTGACGACGAGCTCGAAAGCCTTTTCGCTGAGTTCAGCGGCGCCTAGGTTCGCTACCCCGGCGACACCGGGCCGGGAGAACCTGGCGGCGGCGATTGGCAAGACGGCGGCAATTCTGGGCTTTGAGACGACGCTGGGACCGGGGCTGATGCCGTGGCAGCACTCGATCAACAGCACTGCCACCGAACTGGATGAGCATGGCCGGTTCGTGTACCGCCAGGTCGTGATTGAGGTGATGCGGCAGCAGGGGAAGACGGTGGACCTGCTGTCGATGATGATCGCCCGTGCGTTGCGGCGGCGCGGGACGATGATCTCCTACACGGCGCAGAACCGGCTGGAGGCGCGGAAGCGGCTGCTGGACGTGTGGTGGCCGCGCATCCAGCAGTCGAAGCTGTACCCGCGTTACGTGGATGTGCGCCGCGGCTCCGGGTCTGAGGCGTACCTGTTTTCGAACGGGTCGATGCTGGCGCTGGTGTCGAGCACGCAGACGTCCGGGCACGGGGATGTGCTCGACCTCGGGGTGATCGACGAGGCGTGGGCGCAGGAGGACGACCACCTGGAGCAGGCGATGCGCCCGGCGATGATGACCCGCGACGCCCAGTTGTGGATCGTGTCGGCGGCGGGCACGGAACGGTCGGCGTATTTCAAGGCGAAGGTCGAAGACGGCCGCGCCCGGGCGCAGCTGGGCCTGACTGACACCGGGTGTTACATCGGGTACTCGGCCGCTGATGACGAGGACCCGGCGGACCCGGTGACGTGGCGGCGGCGGATGCCCGCGCTGGGGATCACGGTGTCCGAGGAGACGGTGAAGGCGGACCTGGACCTGATGGACCTGGCGGAGTTCCGCCGCGCGTACCTGTGCCAGTGGCCGGATGTGGCGAAACCGGGGTGGGAGACGATCACGCAGGACGCGTGGGCGGCGTGCGCGGCGCCTGGGGCGCGGATGTGAGCGGCGAGATCGCGTTCGGGCTGGCGATCTCCGATAACTGCGCCTGCCACCCGGACAAGGCGCGGCGGCATTGCTCGATCGTGGCCGCGGGCCGCAGCGGGTCCGGGAAGATCCTGGTGGACCTGGCCCCGTTCTACGATCACCCGCGCGGTGCGGTGAAGCGGGCGGCCGGGTTGTATGAGTCGCATTCTCCGGTGGCGATGGCTTTGGACCCTAAGTCGCAGGCGGCGACGCTGAAGAAGCCACTGATGGAGGCGGGGATCATCGTCGCCGAGTTGCTGGTCGAGGATGTGGCGGTCGCGCATGGGGAGTTCCTGGACCTGGTGGATGACGGGGGCCTGGAGCACCTGAACCAGGCGGCGATGACGGCGGCGGTGCGTGCCGGGCAACAGCGGCGCCTAGCGGGCGCGCTGGCGTGGGAGCGGAGGGTACCAGTGGATCAGTCGCCGCTAGAGGCGGCCACGGTGGCTGTGTGGGCGTTCCGCCGGTGGGAGGAAATGTCGCAGCCCGGAGTTTACGCAGTCTAGGAGGCGGCATGCGCGCATCGATCGCCGCCTGCGTCCTGGGCGCCCTCTGCGCGCTCGCAGGCGGTTACCTGGTGGGTGTCTGGTGTCTCGGCGTCGTCCTGATCGCGGAGGGCGCGCTGCTGGCCGCGTGGGGCGTCCTGCGCGACGACGGCCGGGGCCCGGTGTCGCTGCCGCGGCCGGGTCAGGGCGCGACGCTGGCTGAGGTGCTGGAGAGGGCCCGGGCGTCGTGAGGCTGTGGGACCGGCTGATCAAGCGCGATTACTGGGAGGGCGTCGCGTCCGGCGCGGCGATCCTGACGACCACGTACGGCAGCCCGGACCGGGAAGCGGTTTTGCCGCAGTGGTCGGTGTGGGCGCAGTCGGCGCACGCCAGCTCGGCGGTGGTGTTCGCCGCGATGTACGTGCGGATGTCGCTGTTCAGCCAGGCGGTGCTGCAGTTCCAGGCGAAGGACGACAAGCACCTGTTCGGGACGACGGACCTGGCGAAGCTGGAGGACCCGTGGCCCGGGGGGAAGACCCCGGACCTGCTGGCGCGGCTGGAGCAGGACACGGGCTGGGTGGGGAACGCCTACATCTGGGACCCGCCGGGTGAGGACCGCCTGGTGCGGTTGCGGCCGGACTGGACGACGATCGTGTCCGAGCTCATCCAGGTCCCGGGCGGCGGGTCGTACCGGCAGGTGACCGGGTACTGGGTGGAACCGCCGAAGTCTGCGTTCGGGCAGGGGAACGGCCAGTTCTACCCGGCCGAGGAAGTTATTCATTGGGCGCCAGTTCCCGATCCGGTGGCGGATTTTCGTGGGATGTCGTGGTTGACGCCGGTCTATAGAGACGTCCAGGGCGACGACGGCATGACCCAGTACAAGATCAAGTACCTGAACAACGCGGCATCTCCGAACCTGCTGATCCGCTACACGCAGAAGCTGCAGCCCGGCACGGTGGACACGATCCGGGAGCGGATGCAGGCCCGGTACGCGGGCGCGAACAACGCGTTCAAGACGCTCGTCCTGGACCAGGGCGCCGACGCCACGGTGATCGGCAACTCGTTCTCCCAGATGGACTTCACGAACGTGATGCAGGCGGGCACGGAGCGCATCCTCGCCGCCTCCCAGGTTCCCGCCGTCCTCGTCGGCCTCGAGCCGCTGCGCGGCGCGGGGCGCGGTTACCAGGAGTCGATGCAGAAGTTCGCGAACCTGTGGGCGCGTCCGCAGTGGGCGTCGGTGTGCGGGGCTTTGGAGCCGCTGCTGGACATGCCGGCGGGGAACCGGCTGTGGTTCGACGTGTCGGGGATCGCCGCGCTGCAGGACGGCGAGATGGAGAAGGGGCAGACGGCCCTGGTGAAGTCGCAGGGGCTGCTGGCGTTGCGGCAGGCGGGGTACACGCGGGAGTCGTCGGTGCAGTTCATCAACTCCGGCGATGTGTCCGTTTTGCAGCCGGACCTGTCGGCGCCGGCTCCGGGGCAGCAGCCGGTGCAGCACATGCTCGGCCAGACCCCGCCGGGGGCGAGCGCGGAGCCTTTGCCGTCGTCGCTGCCGCGGCTGGCGCTCCCCGCGTCGTCGCCGGGCGACGGGGGCAATCAGACGCGACCCGGGCCGGTGGCATCCAGCGCGCGGCGCATGAACGGTAACTGAGTGAACTACCAGGAGGTCAGTCGTGACGGTCGCAGGGCGAGCGGACGCTAAGAAGCCGTACGGCGACGTGACCTACGCCGACCCGAAGAACGGCAAGTACCCCATCGACACCGAGGAGCACGCGCGGGCGGCGTGGGCGTACATCAAC